TGGGGAAGCTACTCCAACACTTGGGAAAAACCTTTTCGTGGTAGAAGGTAAAACCGGTGAGGGTGCGACTCGTACCGCTAAGATTACAGGACTTTCAAGTGAACCTGTTAAAACTTACGGAAGCGATGTCGCTTATTACACATCAAAACGCGGTGTAGGTGATGTGAAGATGGAAATGACAGCAGTTGACATTCCTCACATGGTCCTTGCCAAAATCCTTGGGCATGTAGTTAAGGACGAAATCATTTATATTGGTGAAGATAGTGATGCTCCACTTTGTTCAGTTATGCTTGAATCTAAAACAGCAAACGGCACGAAAGCGCAAGTTGGTTTCTTCAAAGGTAGCTTCTCATTGGATGCTGAGGAGCTTGAAAGTCTTAAGGAGAAGCAAGAGGAACTTCCAGATGACAGCTTGAGTTTCTCAGCCATTGCAAGCGATGATGAAGAAATCAAAGGTAATTACTATGGTAAGTACATTGGTAATGACGAAGAAAAAATCAAGAAACTCAAAGGTCAACTTAAAATGGTTGCTGCAGGGTAGGAAGAGGGCGCAAGCTCTCTTTTTATCTTTTTTCTAGAAAGGAAAGTAAATGGCTAAGGTTAAATTTTTAATTAAAAATGAGAAAGGTCAAGATGTTCAAAAGACTAGTAAGGAAATTACTACTAAGGATTATCGTGACTACCTGATTCTCAATGAAGCACTATCTTCTGACTTGTCCGAAGTTGAAAAGCTAGACAAGCAATTGGAATTCATCGCCTCATTATTTGAAGATTTGGAAGTGGAAGAACTTTTGAAATACACAGATATGGCGGATATTTTTGCGGTATTTGCAGATATCTACTCTCATCTGGTGGGTGATGTTGACCCAAAGGAGAAAAAATAAAGCCAAGTGAAGCGCTGAAACGGTTTTATGGCTTTGTCAAGCAAGCTACTGAAGGACCGTACGGCATGAGTATCCGTGATGTTATGGATACGAGCTGGGAGGACCTTATGGGCGTTCTTGGTGAAACTGAATCTGCTAAAACTGAGGAAGTCATGGATCTTGCTGACTTTCTAGAAATGATTTAAAAAGGAGGATTTGAATGGCAGGTGGAACGCCGTTAGGTCAAATGTATATCGAGCTAGGGCTGGACGTGTCGAAGTTCAATCCTACTCTAAATGGTGCTAAGAATGCGGTTAAATACTTTCAAAGCAATGTAAAGGCGCTAGACAGCTCCCTTAAAAACAATGGGAAAAACACAGACTTGCTTCAAGCTAAGTACAAGACACTTGGGCAAGCGATTGAAGCGCAAAGAAAAGTCTTGGACCAGATGAAGAAAAGTTTTGATACTCTCGAACCTGGTACGGCTAAATTTGATAAGGCCGCTGCTGATATTGAACGTGAGAATGCTAAGTTGGCAGCCATGGAAGGTCAACTCCGTAACGTGCAACAAGCTTTGATTGCTGTTGGTAAGGAGAATAGCTTTGCGAACCGTATCAATAAATTTGGTGACGGACTTATCAAAAGTGGCGATAAAATCAAGAATTTTGGTGATAGTGTTTCGAGCTTAGGAGGTAAGTTGACTACTGGCTTAACTCTCCCGTTGGTTGCTAGTGTTGGTATGGTTACGAAAGCAGCTGTCGACTATGAATCTGCTTTTGCAGGTGTGAAGAAGACAGTAGATGAGACTGCAACCGTATCCTACAAAAACCTATCTGATGGTATCCGTCAGATGGCTAAAGAACTACCAGCTAGTGCTGTTGAAATTGCAAATGTCGCTGAAGTGGCTGGCCAGTTAGGTATCAAGGCAGAGGATATCCTTACCTTCTCTCGAACCATGATTGACATGGGAGAATCAACGAACTTGAGTGCTGAAGATGCTGCAAGCTCTATCGCTAAGATTGCGAACATCCTCGGCTTGACATCAGACGAATACAAACGATTTGGATCATCTGTTGTTGACTTGGGTAACAACTTTGCAACAACTGAGCGTGACATCGTTGAGATGACTAACCGTTTGGCGGCTGGTGGTCGACTAGCTGGACTGACCGCTCCGGATATCTTAGGGCTTGCTACGGCTATGAGCTCTGTTGGTATCGAGGCTGAGGCTGGTGGTACCGCTATGACTCAAACTTTGACAGCTATTGGTAATGCTGTTTCATTGACAGGTAAGGGAGCAGCAGATGACTTGAACCTCATCGCCAAAACTGCTGGAATGACCTCAGAGGAGTTTCAACAGGCTTGGAAAGAGAAACCGGTCGTTGCTTTGCAATCATTTATCAAAGGGCTCAAGGATGCACAAGAAAAAGGCGTGAACATGAACGCTATCTTGGCACAACTTGGAATGACGGGAATCCGACAAAGTAACATGCTGAAATCCTTGGCTTTAGCATCTGATAAAATGGGGGATGCTGTTGATCGTTCAAATAAGGCTTGGAAAGAGAATACTGCTCTGACCAATGAAGCCAATAAACGATATGAGACCACAGAATCACAATTGAAGATGTTCAAGAACCAGGTAACTGACTTGGCTATTGAATTTGGCGGGCCTCTTCTGAAGGCTCTCCGTGAAGGTCTAACGGCTGCAAAACCTTGGATTGATACCTTGGCTAAAATGGCCAAACAGTTCAGTTCCATGTCTGAAGAGCAACAAAGAAATGTTCTTAAGTGGGGGGCATTAACTGTAGGAGCTGGTCCAGCTTTAAGTATTTTAGGGAAAGGTTTTGGAATTATCGGAAACCTTACAAAGGCATTCGGTTGGCTTACTAAGGGAACTGGTAAAGCGGTTGGTGGTATGTCTCTAATACTCAAGACTTTCCAAGCTTTTAGAACAACCGGGAATCTATCATCCGCCTTTAAATTGGCATCTGGTGGAGCAGTAGCGCTTGGGAATGCGACTGCATCAGCTTCAACTTCAACGGGGCTTCTGACAACATCAATGGGTACGCTTGCGAATCCTCTAGGTTTAATAGTCGGAGGTCTCGGTCTTACTACCGCCGCACTTGTTTATCTTGGAAACGAGAAAGACAAGGCTCGCATCAAGACTGAAGAGTTTGGCACTCAGTTGAGTGATACTGCTCGTGGAGAATTGCGAATTTTTCAAAAAACGGTTGATGAAACCAGTACAGCTGTCGCAAACTTCGGTACTCATGCTGGAGATGCCGATAAGGTCTCCGGAGCCTTTAAAAAGCTCTATGAAGAAATAGCTACTGCTGCTGATAAGACCAACAAACGAATGGAAGAGTTGGGCGCTAAGTGGGGCCTTAGTGAGGACGATATTACCAAAGCCAAGGAAAGAAATGGTCAGGTCGTCTCTAACACTGAGGCTATGATGAATCAAATCAATGAGATTTATCAACGTCATAACGGAGATGCGAGCAAGTTCTCTCAAGAGGAGAAAGAAATCATCCTGAACAATCAGAATGAGATGATCAAGGCAAAACTCTCAATGATGAGTTTGTCAGCTGATCAGCAGAAGGCTGCTTTACAAGCTTTAAATGGTGATGTCAGAAGTCTGAATGAAACACAATTGAAGCATACTAAAGATGTTTTGAAGCAAGCACTTGATGAGGAGAAGAAACTATACGAAAATTCGAAAAGCGAGCTGAAAGAGTTGCTAGATGGAAAGGCTATTGACCAGGAGACTTACAACAAGAAACTGCAAACTCTAGAAGCAAACCACACTCAAACGATGGAAGCTCTGGGAAGTAAGTATTACCAGGTCATGCAAAATCTAGATGCAAAGGTGAAAGCTCGAACTGGGCAAAGTTGGAACTATTGGGAAGAAGCCAAGAAAGTTCTGGAAGAATACGGCCTATCCTATGAAGAAATCGGGAAGAAAGCTGCTGAAGCCTCTCAAAAGGTTGGTAATTCACATAGCATCCTTGCTAACTACACCAGTGAGATGAGCAAAGAAGTTAAAGAGGCTAACGATGCCTGGTCATTGTTAGTCGGTAACATTGATAAGAATGGGAATTTTCAAGTTAAATCCAATGTTAAGGAAGTTATCGGAGAGGCTGCCAAATCTGCGGAAGGTTGGGAACAATTGCAGTTTATTGCTAAGACTGCGGATATCAACTCAAACGCTCGTGTGACTATCGCTGAAGCTCTTGTCGAATCCGGTAAATGGAAAGACATGACTCTCGAAGAGAAGCAAGTGATTGTCAAGAATCAAGCTGGTCTACAAGCTATCTTTGATAGCGAAACCCATCTTAAAACATGGAACAGCATGCCAGCTAAAGTCAAAGAACTCCTCATAAAAAATGCCGATGTCATGAACAAGGCAGAGGAAGCTTCTAAGGCTCTATCTAACTATGAATCGCTCACACCAAAACAGAAAGAGTTGCTGGCCAATGATGAGAGTATCCAAAAAGCAGTTGCTCGTTCTACTGATACTTTGACAACGTGGAATGCGACCACACCGTTTACAAAAGATTTGAAGGCAGATCCTACGAATGTTTTGAACAATGGCCAGTTATCTATCGATAAGATTACGGCTTGGAATTTTGCATCTGCTGAGACTAAGTCTCTGGATGCGGTGGATAATACGAGCGCAGCTGTCGGAAGTGCGATTTTGAGTGTTAATTCACCCAAACAAGAAGCTCCTATCAACTTGTTTGCTGCTGACCAAACAGGCGGTGTACGAAATGAGACGAGCGGTGCTATCAATGCTATCAAGCAATATGATCCAGTGAATATCCTTGCCAAGAATGGCACTAATGACACTGTCAGCGAGGTCAAAAGTGGTGTCAATGGTATCCAGGACAAAACGGTCACTATTAACGCTCGAGACAATGCTTCTGGTGTTCTTTCAGGTATTAAGAGCTGGATTGATAGCGTTACTGGTAATTTCTTCACAAATATCTTTGCTAGCAAGCACGCTCACGGGACCAACTATCACCCTGGTGGACTTGCTATTGTCAACGACCAAAGAAATAGCAACTACAAGGAAATGGTCACCCTGCCAAACGGCCGGAGTTTCATTCCTCAAGGCAGGGATGTCTTGCTTCCTCTTCCGAGAGGTTCTAAAGTCTTGCGAGCTGATAAGACTAGACGTTTGATGCGTGAGATGGGTGTTCCTAAATATGCCTCTGGTATCGGGATCCCGAGTGATGCGAAATTCCTCCGTGAAATGGAACAAGCTCAACGTAATATCACTATTCAGACTACAGGTGTTCAGAACGGGCAAGATACAGATAAAATCGTGTCTGAGATGGCGATTCTGAGAGTAAGTTTAGAAAAATTGCTTACTGCTATCCTTAACAAGGACACAAACGCTTATCTGGATAGCTCAAAAGTTACAGATATTGTTACTAAAACTCAGAAAGAGCGTGAGAAAATGCTACTAAGAATGAAAGGGGTGATTGAATGAGCGAAGTGACTATGCGTTTTAATAAAACAGAGTTACGAGATTTTATTGAAATCCATGACATCCAACGAGATATTGGAAACAATCGCTCTATATCTATCGACCATGCCCCAAGAATTGGCGTGAATATCCAGCAACAAACCATTGATGCAAAATATATCAAGGTGGACTTCTCCATCTGGTCTAAAGACAGAAATACCCTCAAGCACAAGCTTGCGGGTATTTTTAATGTTGATGGTCCTAAAGAGTTGACATTTTCAGATGAGCCAGACAAGTATTATCTAGCCATGGTAATCGATGATATCTCTATGCAAGAGGCAAGCGGGAGACGTTCAAACGGCTCTATTAAGTTCATCGTTCCTGATGGCGTGGCCCATAGTTCAGCCTATAAACGATTCGATAGTGATAAAAACGCAACTAGCGAAGCAGGGAAAATGGTGTTTGATCTTATAAATAATGGCACAGAGAGTGCATTTCCAATCGTTAAAGTCAAACACAATGCTGAGAACGGATATATTGGTCTAGTTAATCAAAATGGCACTTTAGAAATCGGGAACCGTGAAGAAGCCGATACCGAACCATCGCAAAAATCAGAAATCTTACTTGATTTCAGAGGTGAAAAAATCACAAATGGACTGGCTAGCGCAGCAAAGAACCAAGCCATCACAAATGACCGGACAGAGTATATTGTCGGGACAGCTGAGATGATTAATCTTTGGGAACGTCAACACGTTAGATTGAAAGATTTACGAGGTGAGACTAAATTACATAACTACGCTACTAGCTTGACCTGGGGAATTCCCAATGATAGCACAGGCAGCACTGGCTCCCTGAATGATTATTTTTGGTGGAGACAAGTTTTTTGGTCCGAAGCTAATAATCAATATGGTTTCATCAAGGTAACAGTATCAGACGAAGCAGGTCAATTTTTGTATGGTGTTGAGACATTTAAACGGTCGCTAGGTTCTGAATGTGAGTTTAATTTTTTAGCTAGCGATGGTCATGGTGGATATAGGATTCTAAAGCGCTGGAATTTTGATGGAACTACAACTGGAGATATCAACCCTTTTAGCGTAGCAAAAGGGTGGTCGGATTTAAAACGGAACGATGGAAAGGTACAAGTTTTTTATCAAGGATCATACTCTACTTTTATCATTCCAGAGATTGAGGGTAAAAAGTCCGCAAAAATTCACATTACAATTGGAGCGTACAGAGACAATCCAATCGTCTCTCACATGTATCTTGATGAATTGTACTATCGTAAAGATTTTGTCCCAACAACGAATGACATCCCAAATCGTTTTCCAATCGGCTCAAACGTTCTAATCAATAGCGAGGATGACACGGTCTATATCGATGGCATAGCAAAAGCTAACGAGATTGTCGATGGGTCACAATGGTTGTCCATTCCTCCAGGCAAATCAAAATTAGAGCTGTACTTTTCTAGCTTCATTAAAAAACAGCCGACAGTAACAATTGAATTTGAAGAAAGGTGGCTATAATGCTTTTAACGATTCACGATGCAAACTTGCAAAAGGTTGCTTTTGTTGATAATAGTAAGCAGAACACGCTTAATTATTATAACGATACATGGTCAAGAGATATGCCAACAGGGTCCTCAACTTTTGAGTTTACAGTCTTTAAGAAAGCAATTCAATCAGACACAGCTTCATCAAAGGCCTACCAGCATCTAAACGAACGTGCTTGGGTGTCGTTCCGACACAATGGACGTACCTATCTCTTTAATGTGATGTCGGTGGAAGAGAACGAGCAGACAATCAAATGCTATTGTGAGAATCTCAATCTTGAATTAATCAATGAGTTAGTAAATCCTTACAAAGCAACGAGAGCGATGACTTTTGCAGAATATTGCAAAGAGATGGATTTACTAAATTATGCTCATCTCACTATTGGAATTAACGAGATTTCAGACCAGCAACGAATCATTGAGTGGACGACGCAAGAAACAAAACTTGCTCGCTTGCTTAATCTTGCGAAACAATTCAATGCTGAGATTGAATTTGATACACAATTAAAAGCAGATAGCACGATTAAGAAATTTACTGTAAACATATATCACGAACACGACGATACGCACCAAGGAGTTGGTCGTATCAGGAATGATGTGGTTTTAAAATATGGTAAAAATATTAGCTCTATCACCCGGAAAGTGGATAAGACGGGTGTTTTCAATACAATCCGGCCAACTGGTAAAATGCCGACCGTGGAAGTCGAAGAAAGCGGAGAACGTCATCTATCTAGTCAGAGAGTGAAAAATGCGGATGGTTCGACAACTGAAACGATCATTCGCACAGCATCCGATGGGACAAAGAGTAAGACTATTGTCCACACGAAAGTCACCAAACTGGCTGATAAAACACGCATTACAACGACCACCACAACTCGTTCAGATGGATCTATCGAACAGACTGTGACGACTAGTAAGAAAGGTGGACCATCTAATACTGAGAAACGAATCATAAAACCTCCTAAGAAAAAAGAGAAAGAAACCGAGCCTGAAAAAGAGGTTCTGACTATTGAAAACTTGGGAGATTGGTCTATCAAAAACGAGAGGGGCGAATTAGAGTTTTACCAAAGAGGGCAACAACTGTACGCCCCTTTATCAATGCAACTCTATCCCTCAACTTTTACTTCAGCAACAGCTGAGGATCAATGGACAAGACGAGACTTTGACTTTGATACAGACGAGCCAAACGAGTTGAGGCGGCTTGCTTACCTAAAATTAAAGCAGCATTGCTACCCTGCTATAACCTATGAAGTAGATGGCTTTGTGGACGTAGAAATCGGAGACACGGTCCAGATTTATGACGATGGATTTAGTCCAGCTTTAATAGTAAAAGCACGAGTTACCGAACAGAAAATCAGTTTTACAAATCCGGCAAGTAACAAAACTACTTTTGCGAATTTCAAGGCTCTAGAGAGTAAGCTATCAGATGGAATTCAGGCTGCCTTTGAGCGACTTTTCGAAGCATCCAAGCCCTACAGTATCAAACTTGCTACTGATAATGGTATAGCCTTTAAGAACAGTCAAGGTCAAACCATTGTGACCCCTACTCTTATGAAAGGAAATAAGGTTATCAATAGTGGCTGGCGCTGGGTTGTAGATGGCGAAATCAAATCCACAAGCTCTAGTTACATTGTGAGGGCTTCTGATATCAACCAAAAGATGGTTTTGACGGTGTCAGCATGGATTGATAACAAAGAGGTAGTGTCTGAGCAGGTGACTCTTATCAATACGTCTGATGGTCTCCAAGGTCAAAAAGGGGACGCAGGACCGAAAGGAGATCCTGGTCCTAAAGGTGACCGAGGAGAGAAAGGAGACCGTGGGGAACGTGGGCTACAAGGGCTCCAAGGCTTGCAGGGTCCAAAAGGCGACCAAGGCCTCCCTGGACCTAAAGGAGCTGATGGCCGTACACAGTACACTCACATTGCCTACGCCGATACTATCTCAGGTAGTGGATTTAGCCAGACTAACGCTGACAAGGCCTATATAGGGGTCTATGTTGATTTTAACTCAACTGACAGCGTCAATCCTGCTGACTATCGCTGGACGAGGTGGAGAGGCCCAGATGGCTTAAACGGTAAGGACGGCCCTCAAGGTATTCCAGGTAAGCCTGGAGCAGATGGACGTACTCCATACTTTCACCGAGCCTGGGCTAACTCCGCTGACGGTCGTGATGGTTTCAGTACAACTGATAGCTCAAATAAGCGCTATTTAGGGACGCTAACGGATTTCACTGAGGCAGATAGTCAAAATCCTGAACTGTACAAGTGGACAGCTCTCTTTGATAATGTCCAGGTTGGCGGAAAAAACTATATCAGAAATGCCTCATTTCTCTCTGGAGAGAATAAGTGGAGCAGAGCCTCTGTAAATGGATTAGTGTATAATTTCACTCATTCTGCAGCTAATAAGGACAGGCCAGGCTTACATATGTTTAGCGAGAATGATACGGTCATTCCTCGATGGAAAGGAATTTACCAAAAAATTCCATTGTCTCAGCCGGCCGACACTCCGGTCACTGTTTCAGCATTGTTTGCAAAAGATGGAGCGCCTCAAGAGGCCCACATTGGGATTCACTTCTTAAAAGATGGAGTCATCACCAGACAATCATGGCTTGATATACCTACTTCCCAAATAACCGACAAATACCAGCGTTTCTCTCTTTCAGCAAAGCACGATGTACCATTTGATGAACTCAGAGTCATGCTCTATGTCGGATATGACAAGATTGTCAATCTGTATGTTACAGATGTTCAGCTTGAAATTGGCAATGTAATGACTGATTTTAGATTGTCAGATGAAGACGTGCAAGAGACTATCAACTCTAAAGCTGACCAAGCACTAACTCAGGAGCAACTCAATGCGCTCAATGAGAAAGCTGGAATTATCCAGGCTGAACTTGAGGCTAAGGCTAGCGCTGACACGCTTAATAACTGGATAAAAGCTTATAAGGACTTTGTCCAGTCTAACGAAACCGCAAGAGCACAAGCTGAGAAAGATTTGATTTCAGCTAGTCAGCGTGTTTCTAACATTGCCAAAGATTTGGGAGAATTGTCTGACCGTTGGAATTTCATTGATACTTATATG